GGTAGTTACATATTACCGCATAGTGTGACTATTATCAAGCGGCTAAAACTACAGAATATAGAGGAAAATCAAGGCTTTCTATTGTGTATAATATGCCAGTGTACCGATTGCGAAATGCCGCCCGCACAGCCCCCCGTGTGCCGACGTTTTCCGAAAGGCATCATTCCACGGAGAAAGGGAAAACGGCGGACAGGGGGCAACGTGGCGGCTCTGGCGGGCTTACGCTTGGGGGTAATGGCTATGAATAATGCTGATAATTTTCTCCTGTTCCTCGGCGGAAACCCCGATGAATTCCAATGCTTCACGAGTGCCGCAGTCGGGGCAGATGAATGTGCTGTTATCTTCACGGGAAAGTGCAGGGGCAGCGGTGTATTCCTGTCCACATTTCGGACACACCCGACATCCATCCGTCGGGCGTGCCGATGCCTTTTCCTCTGGGCATCGGCAAATTGCCGTTTTCAGTTCTTTCATACAATTTCACCTCTCTCACTGATATCCATCGCAAGCCGCAGGTGCTTCAAATCGAAACCGAAGCGTCGGTATCCGGCAACGCAAGTTCTCACATAAACCGCACTCGGAATGCCCAGCTCACGCTCCTCGTGCATGATGTACACAAAGGCATCCAGCTTTTTCTTGCGTCCGGTGATGTGGCTTTTGACCGTAAGCTGCATCTCGGTCTTGTAGTAGAAGTTGGGGCAGCCCTCGTAGGCATCCAAGCGAAGCTCATCACGCTCGGATACTTCCCAGACTGCAACCGGAACACTGCCGCCCTTCTTCTTTTCGATGGTGAGGTAGGAGCCTGTCTTGCTGCCCTTGAACAGCAGCTGATAGTCGGGAATCACGCTTGTGCCGATGATTCTTGCATCGGGGCAGCGGTAACGCATCTGCTCGACATTGAGGTTTGAGCCGTAGGCAATGTAATATTTTTTCATTGAAAATTCCATCCTTTCCGAAGGACATACCCTTCTACCACCCAGAGCCGCCCGAAGGCGGCGAGTGGCAGGAGGCTATCTCCTTAGTTGCCAAATCTCCATGCGGCATTGCCGGAAAGGTTTCTTGTTAAGAAATCCCTTGCTGTCGAGAATTCTTCCCCAACCAGTCCCAGGCGAATCAGCCATGTTCTCATTGCGAATTTCGGATTCTCCGTCTGCTGTGGCTTGGGGCTTGCGGTTCTCACTTCCTTTGCCATCTCGGAAAGGGCGAGGCAAAGCTGAATCCAGCTTTTCAGCTGACCTGCGTGCAGTCCGTTTTTCTTGCCGTTTGCAGGCTTATCGAAATTGAACAGCCGAAACTCGATTGTGCCTTTTGTAAAGACTGCGTGGTAATTCGTCATATGGTATCTGCTTTCGTTGTAGTGCTGATTTCTGCCGTAGTTGTTGCCGTTGGATTCATACCAGATGTCTGCAAGCTGTGCCATCGTTGTGGGCTTCTTTTTATTGAGCTGCTCGATGAATCGAGGATTTACCGTTCTGCAGTATCTGTTGATTCTGCCCTGGTCAATTTTCAGGGCATCGGCAATCAGCTGTTCGTGGCTTGCCATGATGTTTGCGAGGTTGCGGAGCGTCTGCGGCGTGTGTCCGTTTGCTCCGATGTGAATGTGAACGCCAGCCCCAACACCTGCGTGGCTGACTGCACCCGCCTTGCGAAGGCGGCGGATAAGTTCCTGCAAGGTTTCAATGTCGGCATAGTGCAGAATCGGTGTGACCAGCTCGCATTTTTCGCTGTCGCATCCGGCAATGGAAACGTCCTTCTGAAATTTCCATTCTCTGCCCTGTGTGTCCCATGCACTCCAGGTGCTGTATCCGTTGCGGCTTGCCGTGTTCTGAAATCTTCCTGTTCCGAAGAACTCGGCGGCGATTCTTGCAGCCTTTTCTCTTGTGATGTTGTTCATTTCAACCTCAACTCCGATTGTCTGGTTTTTGAGGTTCTCGATCTGCTGTGCGGTCTTTGCGTTCATGTTTTTATCCTCCATTTTTCTGGGCTTTGCCCCTTTCGTTGTGTACCATATTACCGCATAACGGAGGATATATCAATACGATTACTACACAATCTTTTTGGCTGTATTTCTGCGAAAGATTGTGTAGTATATCCGCTTGAATTACTTGCAATTGTATGGTAAAATACACTACAATGGGAATAGGATCTCGATTATTTTTCGCTCCCAGTGACCTTTGAAAAATCGTCCACCCCCTCAATCAGTGACAGCGTTCTGCCGCTCTGCCAGACCATGTGAATGTTGCCGCCGTCGTCCACATACTGCACCTCGCCAACCGTACCCGGCGGCACGGGGTAGGGGTCATTCATGCGGTGCAGAATGATTTTTGTGCCAGCCGGATATTTTCTGCGGAGAGCTTCAAGCTGTTGTTTATTCGGTAACATCAACTGCACCCCCATTCCTGAACGCTGAACTTCCGGTCAGATTCCGGAGCAGTACCTTGCGGACGCTCTTGAACTCCGTCCCGATGAATCCCAGTCGCAGGAGGAAACAGCGAAATGCGTACTTCTCATTGTCGCTGGTATCGGGCTTGTTGTTGATGCGTTTCTGGTTCTTTGCCATATCAATCAGGGCAGTGAGGAATCTGCTGTAAGCGTCAGCGTCCTCCGGCTCTTCCAAGGTGAACCAAGGGAACTGCACTTCCGATTCCGTCACCGTGTATTCCAGCGAATCTGTCTGTAAGGCGTGCCTGATGAGCGTACCCTTGTTCTCCAGAATCCTGTCGAGGTTGGTGAGGGTCTGCTCATCCAGTTTTTCTTTCTGGATGGAGATGGTAAGGCGGTTATCCACTTTCTCCGTTTCTGCAATGAACCCACGCTTGTGAAGTTCCTGCAACAGTCCGTCAATGTCCGCGCCGTCCTCGCAGTGCAGTGTGCCGTCCTTGTCGACTGTCATTGTTCCAATGTTGTAAGCACAGGTCGGCATGAACTGATACTCTGCATTCTCACCCGTGATCTCGCTGATTGCCTGCACCAGCTTTTTGCGTTTCGCACCTGTGCAGTTGAATTTGATTTCCATGCTAATTCCTCCTTTTCTCGCCCTTCGGCGTTGTGTCACATATTACCGTCTTTCTCACAGAATAGCAAGTCATTTTTCGCCGAAATACTGTAGAAAAATCACCCTCACATTTGTGCTTATTACACTTGTGTGATGTGCTGCAATCTGCAACCAGAACTTTGTTGCTTCTGGTGATGACTATTTTCCGCAGAGTATGGTAATATGTGTGGTGAAAGGAGAGATGCCGATGCCCAGCGGAAATGGCATCGGCACGCCCGACGGACGGATGTCGGGTGTGCCGATGATCGAGGAATTTTACCACGGCAACATCGTCCGAGCCGACCACACGCCTGCGAATCCCGAATACCACGCTCTGATGCAGAAATGGCTGCCCATGTGCGATGCGTTTGAGAAGATGCTCACGCCGGAACAGCTGACCGTGTTCAAGGAAATGACGGATTTGCAGATGAAAAGCAGTGAGATTGCAAGTGCGGAACTGTATGCAGCAGGCTTTCGGGACGGCGCACAGCTAATGCTGGAAATCATGGAATGACGAGGGACTCCCAATTTCGGGAGTCCCTCGTTATTGCTTTGCGAAGTGGGCGATTCCTGCCAGAACGAACCATGCCGTAGGCAATGATAAACCATTTCCCCACATACGGTATTCTGCACTATCCGAATGAGGATTCTTCAGCCATTTCAGAATCTGCTTATCCGTTTTGGGCTTCTTTTCGGGAGAAACAGCAAGCCTGTGCGTTTCAAAAACATCACGCCAGAACGTCATATCCTCCTCGGTCGGATTCTCGATACCGATGTCCTCACACCACCATGTCGGCATACCTTGGAGTAATGCACACTCCTGTGGGGTGAGTCTGCGGACAGTGTAGCCCACATCATTGATGAGAGGTGGGTCTTTGTAATCCGTAGCAACAAGTGTGTCTGCACAATCTTCCGATGCTCTGGTAAAGAACGAATTCTTGCTTGATGAATATACTGGTGTTGCCACGGCTGATGGTCCCTGTGCGTTCAGTGTTGCAGACACACCATTTTCAGAAATCCCAACATTTCTCACGAAATTCTGCCCGCAGTTATACGATTCTCTGTCGATGGCATAAACCACAGCGTGCTTATCACAGGTGTTCAATGTGAAAGATACATCCTCATTGATGCCGTCACCTTGTGGACCGTTCTTGTCGGCTCTGCCGATCATAGAGCCTTGCAGAGCGTAGCTTTCCACGATTGCAATGCCGCCTTGATTGCAGGCAGGAGAACCGCCACCGCAATCCAGTGTTCTTGAAGTATCAGCTTCATATACACCGCTGTGAGGATTGTCGGATTTCATGGCGTTGGATTCAAATGCACTAATGCCGTAGGCTTTAGGAGCGAACAGCGTCTGGTCATTGTTACAAGAAAGCGTAGCAGATTTATCCTCTTGCCATATTGCACCCTTACCACCACCCTCACAGCAGCTTCGGATTTTTAATGTAACAGGTGCATTCACCACAAACGGCTGATTATTGCCACCCGAACCATAGGTTGCAGACACTGTCGGAGCAACTTCAAGGGGACCTCTGTATCTTGTATCCTGACTGTGATTCTCATAACAGCTTATAGTCGCAGGTACAACGCCTGCACGAAGTGTCGGGGATTTCTCCTCTTCATAGCCGATGCCACGAGCCTTTGCAGAATGTTCCGTGCAGAATCCAGCCGACAGCACACACGGCGGATGATGTGCTTCAGCACGAAGTGTGCAGGTCATGTCCTCGGTCACATCCATGCGGTTGCCGCCCTGGTCATTCAGACAGATTTCGCCGCTTGCTTTTCTAATGCAATCCGCAGCACCTCCGGCAGCTCTTTGCCACGCACGGAAGCCCTCCGCAGAATACCCTGACACGCCCTCGGACTCAAAGAGTATTTTTCCGGCACATTCGCCTGTAAAATCTGCGACAAGGTAGATGCGTTTTCTTCTCTGGGGAACTCCCCAGTATTGCGCATCGAACAGTCGGTATGCGACAGAATAATGACCTCCCAGAATTTCTCCGGCATTGTGCCACTTCGCAGGTTTAGGAATAAGATGCCCGAACGTGAGTTTGGATTCTGTCGAACGTGAGTGGTATGCCGTGCTTGGATTTGACACGGTAGCGGACTCATCCGCAATTTTGCAGATTTCTTCGAGGACGCAGCGGAAGTCCTCGCCGCCTCCGGAGGAGAATGCCCCTGGGACATTTTCCCACACGATGTATTTCGGGTATTCGCCATTGGTCTTACACCTCATTTCCTTGATGATTCTGATTGCTTCAAAAAATAATCCCGAACGCTCTGCCTGAATGCCTGCACGCTTGCCTGCAACGGACAGATCAGTGCAGGGACTTCCGAATGTGATAATATTCACGGGCGGTAAATCCGCACCGTTCAGCTTAGAAATATCGCCGTAGTGCTTCATAAACGGCAGTCGTTTTTGGGTGACAGCTATCGGGAACGGCTCAATTTCTGATGCCCATACGGGTGTGATTCCTGATAGAATACCTGCCATGGGGAATGTTCCGCTGCCGTCAAACAGACTGCCGAGGGTCAGTGTCTTATTCATCGGGCATTTCCACTTCCTTTACAAGTTCAGAGTAAGGAATTCTCTCACCATTACGAATCACAAATACACCCTCCGCATTGCCTGTATCCTCCACATAACGACGAAGAATGACGGAGGCGTATTTTTCGTCAAGCTCCATCATATAGCAGATGCGGTTCATCTGCTCACAAGCCATAAGAGTTGAACCGCTGCCGCCAAAGGTGTCGATTACCACAGCATTCTCCTGCGTGGAGTTGCCGATGGGGTAAGCCAGCAAATCTAACGGCTTTGAAGTCGGGTGGTTCGCATTCCGTTTCGGCTTATCGAAGTTCCAGATGGTCGTCTGCTTACGGTCGGAGTACCACTTGTGCTTGCCGTTCTGCATAAAGCCGTACAGCACCGGCTCATGCTGCCACTGATAATCCGAGCGACCGAGAACCAGACTATCCTTCACCCAGATACAGCAGCCGGCAAGATGAAATCCTGCATCCACAAAAGCACGGCGGAAATTAAGTCCCTCCGTGTCCGCATGGAACACATAAGCACAACCGCCTTTTTCAAGATGTGCCGCCATGCACTGAAATGCGGACAACAGGAAGTTGTAGAAATCATCGTTCTTCATGCTGTCGTTCTGAATGGTGAGTCCGCTGCCGGACTTGAATGCCACGTTATACGGCGGGTCCGTCAGAATAAGATTTGCCTTTGTATCGCCCATGAGAACAGATACATCTTCGGGAGAAGTCGCATCGCCGCACATGAGCCTGTGCCTGCCGACCGTCCAGATATCGCCACGCTGTACAAACGCCGCCTTTTCCAGTGCGGCAGTCAAGTCAAAATCATCATCCTTGACATCATCACTGCCGTTTGTATCAAAAAGGTCGGCAAGCTCCTTTTCATCGAAGCCAGTCAGCCCGAGGTCAAAGCCGAGGTTCTGAAGTTCTTCCATTTCAACGGCGAGCATTTCCTCGTCCCAGCCTGCATCCAAAGCCATACGGTTGTCTGCAAGGATATATGCTTTCTTCTGCGTTTCCGTCAGATGCTCCACAAATACACACGGCACTTCGGAGTAGCCTTCTTCTTTTGCAGCCATCACACGGCCGTGACCTGCAATGATATTGAAATCCTTGTCAATGATGACAGGATTGATAAACCCGAACTCACGGAGCGAGGAACGCAGCTTTGTGATCTGCTCCTTACTGTGGGTTCGGGCATTATTTACATATGGAATCAGCTTGGTGATGTCCACCAGCTGAAAATCAGTCGTTGTTTTCATCGGTGCTGCCTCCTTTGGATACGCTGCAGACCACGGCGGGCTTCGTGTACATTTCCCTTTACCGCCTGTCCCTTGATGGTTCGGTACTGCTGCTTTGTGAGCATCGGTCTGCTGGCTTTCAGTTCACGCCAGAAAGTTACATCTGTGGTTGATTTCATTGGGTCCTCCTTAAATCCTGTGTCGGACATACCCACTCACCTCAAGCAGAATTCTGCCTCGGTTCGGGGCATCCTTATCGCTTACTACGGAGCAGTTTCTCCATCATGTCATCCTGCGGATTTCCTTGGAACTCTACGCTGCAATTTTCCCTTACAATCTGAAAAATCTGATTCCAGATTTGGTTCGCCTGTTTCATGTAGTTCTGCGACATCGCAACATAGGGTGACGCAATTGCCGCATTGGTTGTGGGGTGCTTTGAGATGTAGCCGTACTTGGTGACAATCTGCTCACAGTGTATCCAACGGGAAATGCTCATGGCATACTGCTCCACCAGCTGTCGGCTTACAATTTTCTCACAAGAGCGTTCTTTTAACCACTGATATGTCTCTGTGTACACCTCATCAGCGAGCAACTTTGTGCCGTCACGCTGTAATTCCTGCATGAATTCTCTCACAGGCGGCGTATCCACCGACTCAATGTCCGCAGGCTGCATCATCACTTCAGCCGTTTTTCCTTCGGCAAGTTTCTCTGCAAGAGCCTTTCGGGGTCGTCCTGCACCCGGTCTTGCACCGCCTCTGTTTGTGCCGTCCTTTGCCACAACGTCATCACCTCCTGAAATTCTGCTGTGCATAAGCGACTGCCCGCACTCGCTATCGCTCATTGGGCATCTGCTTAAAACAAATTCAAACATTTTGACTACAAATGAGCATAAAAAATCCCGACTGCGATGTCGGGAAAGTTTCGTATTTTCGGTATGTTTCGCTATTTTATATTCTCATGGGGCAATACCCCGTTTGAAATCCGAATTTTGTGCGTGAGAGGGGGCGCCGGTCTTTTCCTCGATATTCCGTAGAAAAATCAATACCCCCGGGGGCGCAGCACTTCACTTCTTGAAAGTCAATAGTGATATTCCGGTCTGCTGTCCTCATTTCCGGTCTTCTTATCATGACAGGGTTTACAAAGTGCCTGCCAATTGGATTCACTCCACATCAAGACACTATCACCTCGATGGGGAATGATATGGTCAACGACTGTTGCTGTTACAAACCGTCCGTTCGCTTTGCACTTCACGCACAGCGGATTCTTGCGGAGATATGCTTTGCTTACCCTCTGCCACTTACTGCCATAGCCACGCTTTGCAGCTGACGGTCGGTCGGGGTGGAGGGGCTTGTGCTTCTCACAGTACAGTTCCTCCGTAAGGCTCGGACAGCCGGGATGGCTGCACGGTCGTTTGGATTTACGGGGCATGGTTCACCTCCTGCCATAAAGAAAGCCCTTGCAGGATTGCTCCTACAAAGGCTTGTTGTATTATCTGCTATTATATATTCTATCACGTCTTTCCGAAAAAGTCATCCACGATTTTACTCACAGTGCTTTTTCAGTTTTCCATGATATTATTATAGCACGCCTGCCCTCATTTGTCATCCACGATATTACTCATGCCTTACCGTAAAGAAGCAGAGTCAGGTGATTGACAGCACGGTTCTTCTTGTTGTATGCAGAGGAACGTTCAATATTGAAGTGTTCACAGATTGCGTAAATGTCCTGTTCATCATGCCAATAGAACTGCTCCAGCACATAACGCTCATCTTCGGAAAGTGTATCCCATGCAGGCTGAAACCACTCCATGTATTCCTTGGCCTGACGGTAACGCTCACGAAGTACATCGATCTCATCAATGGCGGCAGTCAAACGGATTTCACCGGACTGGGGATTGAAACTGCCGGACGGCATATCGGAAAATGCCGGACTGCCGATACTGGTCATGTCATCGTGTATGTTGGCGATTTCCTCATCTGTATGCTCGATGATATATGCCATACTGTTGTAGTCTTTGAGTGCGTTGATAGCCGCACCACGCTTATCAAGATACTGCCAGATAATATTCATAATCTACCTCCGAAGTAATGTATTCCACTCGGATTGTCATAGATTGTCTTTGATTTTCATTGATTGTCATATGTTTTCAAGTTCAGCCTTCACTGCATCCAGCAATGCCGACTGTGTTTCATCCTTTTCCTGCAATGCCTTCATCATACGCTCATCCACCGTGCCTTTGGTGATGATGTGCTGAATAACTACGGTTGCAGACTGCTGTCCCTGCCGCCACAGCCTTGCTACTGTCTGCTGGTACAGTTCCAGACTCCACGTCAGCCCGAACCACACAAGACAGCTGCCGCCCGATTGCAGATTCAAGCCATGGCCGGCAGAGGCAGGGTGTATCAGTGCTACGGGGATCTCGCCCTTGTTCCATCTGCGGATGCTTTCGGGCTTATCCACGGTGCTATGCGGAATATGCAGTTTTTTCAGACGCTGCTGTATGCGTTCCAGATCATGCTTGAACCAGTACGCCACCAGAACCGGCTTACCGTTTGCTGCTTCAATCATATCCTCCAGTGCATCAAGCTTTCGGTCGTGGATATTTACGGTTTCTCCGTTGTCATCATAGATCGCACCATTCGCCATCTGTGACAGCTTATTGGAAAGACTTGCAGAATTAGCGGCGGTAATCTCACCATCAGGCAGTTCCAGAACCAGTTCTTTTTTCAGTTCTGTGTACTTTTCCTTTTCGGAATCCGAAAGCTGCACCACGTATTCGGAATTCACAAGCTCCGGCATATCCAGATGATCGGCGGCTCTCATGGAAATGGTGATGTCGGAGATCTTCTCATAGATGGCATCCTCCGCACCGGGTAATGGCTTGTAGGAATACACCACCATGCCATTCCGCTTGTCGGGGGAGAAGTATTGCAGACGGTATTGCCCGATGAATCGCCCCAGACGTTCACCCATATCCAGCAGGCGGAATTCCGCATACAGATCCATGAGTCCATTACTGGAAGGAGTACCCGTCAGACCCACAATGCGTTTTACCTTCGGTCTTGCTTTCATCAGTGCTTTGAACCGCTTTGTTTGGTGGTTCTTGAAGCTGGAAAGCTCATCAATGATCAGCATATCAAAATCAAGCTTGATTCCGCTTTCCTCAATGAGCCACTGCACATTTTCACGGTTGATGATGTAGATGTCTGCTTGCTTTTGCAGTGCGGCTTTTCTTTCTTCCGCTGTGCCGACTGCTACGCTGAAGATGAGATCCTGTAAATGCTCCCACTTCCTGATTTCGTCAGGCCATGAATGCTGTGCTACACGGATAGGTGCGATCACCAGAACTTTTCGGATTTCAAAGTAATCAAACAGCAGGTCATTGATGGCAGTCAGCGTCACGCTGGTCTTGCCCAGTCCGCAGTCAAGGAACAGTGCTGTAATGGGATGCTCGATGATGTAGCGGACTGCATATTTCTGATAATCATGGGGTTTGTATTTCATTCAGTATCCCTCCAATCTGTTCTGGGTTATCCAGTACAAAGGTCTTGAATCCTAAACGCCGGAGAAGGCGGTGTCTTGCCAGTTGTAATTTTCTCGGTCTTTCGCCGGGGGATTTTACCTCCACAAAGGCGATTCTCCCCATGGGCATCAGGATGATTCTGTCGGGTACGCCTGCTGTGCCGGGAGATACGAACTTCCAGCAGACACCGCCTTGGGTTTTGACGGCACTTACAAGTGCCTGTTCAATTTTCTTTTCAGTCATTTTCTCTCTCCATTGCGAAACAACAGCTACAAAATTTCCTATACGCGCGTATATGCACGCTTACGCTATGCGATTTATTATAAATACTATATTTATTTGTACTATATAGAAATAGTTGTTATAGTTGTTTCTGTAAAGGGTGTTTTTGCTTATTCTCAGGGGATTTTAAGATGGGACAACCAGAGTGAAACAAGTTCTTCGTCTGCTTGTCCCACTTGCTTGTTTCAAGATTTTCGTGTGTAAATACGCTGAAGTCCATAAATGGGAAGTCTTTTCTTTGTACCGGTCTTTTCCCAGCTGCCGATTCGTGTCATAATCGCACTGATAGCATAGCTGTCGGATGGCTTGATGTCCTCTTTCAGCTTGCCAAAGCACTCACACCAGATCTCGATATTGGACACGGTTTCACGGCGGATTGTGCCTAATGGCTGTGTGTCATCATCGGGATTCTGCAAATAGTTGCGGCGCTCATATACTTCCATCGCATCCCAGTTTTCAGGCAGCATGGTATCCAGGTATCGCATAACAAGTCCTTCACGGTCATCCTGTTCCATTGCCGCTGACTGCTCTGTCCTTGCATAGCTTTCCAGTTCGGCAGGTAAAAACAATGGCTCATTTTCATTGACATACACCAGTGCTTCAGCCCACATCATATCAATATCAAATTGCGTTAGTTCCCATGGCTTCCATGTGCCTGTACCGGGTGTTTTCACAGTCCAGAAACGACGGTTGCCCGTTACATCACGCAGGAATCCATTCTCGGAATTGGTTGTGCCGAAGAACACACACTGTCTTGGATGGGGAGTGACGCGCCTGCCGAAGGAGGCACGATACTTGTCATCCTGACGGGAAATAAAGGCTTTGACTTTATCAATATCCGCCTTCTTCATTCCGGCAAGCTCTCCAATTTCCATAATCCAGTAACCTTGCAGTTTTTCAGCGGCAGTCTTATCATTCATATCGGAGAGGTTCAGACTGTCAGAATACCACTCACCGCCGAGTTTGGAAATGAAGGTTGACTTGCCAATGCCCTGCGGGCCGTTCAGTACAAGAATATGGTCAAATTTAATGCCGGGATTGTATACTCGCTGAATAGCGGCACACATGATTTTTCGGGATACAGCACGGACATAGGCATTATCCTCTGCACCCAGATAGTCGATCAGCATCGTGTCAATACGCTCGATGCCGTCCCACTCCGGCAGACGGGAGAAATATTCCCTGATTGGGTGATAGGAACGGTCGTCCGCTGCCTTTGTAACGGCGATATCGTAATTTCGTGCCGAAAAAGTACCATAGCTTGCGTCAATATAGCAGATAAGCTGTGCGTCATCAGCATCACGCCAGAAACGAGCCGGATGCTTCCACGGAACATCTCCACGGATCTCCATGCCGTCTGCCAGCTGATTAAATACGATTTTGCACATGTGGGGATCATTTTCCATAATCAGACGGATATTATGCAGGCAATTTTCCAGTACACCATCCTTATTGCGGCGAAGCTTTTTCATCCAGTTATCATCAGCAGAGACAGCAAAGTCTGTTTCGGCTTCTGCAAGACGCTCATTTGCTGCAAGTACCTTTACTGCGTCCAGCTGCATTACAAATTTGCACATTTCTCGGAACGCTGCCTTTTCATCCAGATTGCCGAACTTGTGAATACGCACAATATCAAAGGCATTGCAGAGTTTCAGATATGCAGGGTCTTTGGCATGATGTGAGTATACGAACATATCCTCTTTGATTTCTACACCGGCGATACTGCTTGACGCAATTAGATGCCAGCGATTGTCACTATCCGTTGGCTCATACACATCGGATAAAAACTCTGTCAGTGCCGTGCTGATAGGGAAGTAGGCTCTGTTGAACAGTCCGACTGCACCTTCCTTTTCAAGGGGATTCTGTACTTTCTGTTGTGTGATCTGGTTCGCCTTGCTTTCACGGGAAGAGGTCGGCAGCTGCGTAGGATCCATCCATTCGGGATGGGCAGTAAGAATGCCGTCGGGGTTCAGCCATTCTTTCTCCACATCCTTGAAGGTGAATGTACCGTTCTGTGGACAGGACGGCCAGTACATCAGCTGATTAGGCTGATAGGAACATTCATCGAAATAGTCAATGCCAAGCATCTGTGCGACATAGCGTGCAACAGCGACAAATTCTTCGGATGTAACATTTCTAGTCAATGGGAGAATGATTCTTGCCCTGGGATTGTCAGCCGTACTGGAATGCGTTGTGTACAGGCAAGCGGTATAGGGCATGATTTTCTCAAAGTTATTTACAAAATCAGCAGTCAGGCGGTCACCATCGAGAGAAATCAGGGAACGCACCTCCACGGTATCGATCTTGCGTCTGCCGCACTTCAGCACGCCGCCGACAAAGCCGCCATGGTCTTTGGCAGCGTCACGCTGTGCCTTTGTCATTTTCGCATATTCCTCGGCGGTTTCAGTTGTTCTGACAGGAACACGGAGACGTTCCTTCAGAGAATCATACGAGATAGTCTTGTTGACCCATGTTTTTGCCTGACGGCTGTTGCCATATGCAATTGCAAGATCTCTCATAAATGCAGCCTCCTTGGGGTTTCGCCATGTTCGAACCGTGCCTGTCTGGCGATTTTTCTTGCAGTACGCACACGGTCGGTAACAAAGTCATCATAATCATATTTTCCGTTTTCTGTTGTAAGCATCGGGATAAAATTGAAATCACTGAAGCTATCGAAAAAACTGCGTTCACGGTAATCTCCATATGCAAAGAGATACGGTTCTCCTGTATCCGGATGAAATCCAATCGTAACAGGATCATTATATTCTCCGCCGCCGCCGTCATCGGTTTCCTGGCAGAAGATGTGCAGATCATCATCCATCGGATCACCGAAGCAAATGAGCCCTGCCCAGCTGTCGGTACTATGTCCATTGGAAATCTTGCATAGGGCTGTATCGCCTTCGTCAGTGTCCTTGATCCCTTTACGCTTGACTTCAAAATAGCAGTGAAAATCAGGTAGATAAAAGTCAGGAAGATAATGTGTGCCATCGCTGAGAATCAATCCCTCCGGCTCATATTCCCATTCGATTCCACAGGCATCAAAGAAAACAGCCCAGCGTGCTTCAAGGCGGGAACGGAATAAGTATCCTTTGTATTCTGTCTGTATCGCTTTCATACCTTTACCTCCAGACTTTCTGTAAAATATCGAATCTTCATGTGCTTACGCTTCGCACGGTCAATTTCGGCTTTCATGCCTTTTGAAATGACATCACCAAACACCCACAGTTCCGCACACTTGCTCATCAGCACCCGATTCATGAAAATTGCGATATTCCTTTCTTCGGGAATAGTATCATTCATAAACTGCGTAAAGTAAATATGCGGTGTAATAGGCAGGCAGTGCTGATCAACCGCAAAGCGGCTGTAGCGTCGTGCATTTTCTGTGTTTCTCTCAATATCTCCCGAATAGGGTGAGCAGATATACACGATGGGACGGAAGGCGGCTGTCCTTGCAGCAGCCCTTTCCACCTTTTCTATTCTCGTCATGGCTTCATACTCCGTTGGTGAGAAGTAGCCTTCAGCGTTATACAGACTTGCCATGTTCGATCCTCCTCATTGCACAGTTCTGACAAAGCACTGCCGTGCCGTACATATCACCGATGCCATCAGCAAAAACCTCTGACAGGTCAACGCACACCTCGTCGCCACAATCAGGACAGGTGCAGAATACATTCTCATCATTCAGTTCCACCTTTACCTCTACGGTATCGGTGAGTGTTGCTTTTGTGTAAAACATGATTATTCTCCTTTCCGACTGCTCAAAAATGAGCCGTCACTAAACCCAGATCTGGGCTCAGTCCTTTTTGTAATATTCACATTCATATCCGTCCGCACGGAGCTGCAAGCCCATCGCCCAGTCTGGCACTCGTGCCATCTGTTCACATACCGCCTCCACAGACATACGCCTGTCCGCTTCAAGGATGATTTCATCGTGTACATGGGCAACAATAAAGCAGTGGGATAATGTCTGTAATGCGTAACAGAGTATATCCCTTGCAATTGCCTGTACAATGTTCTCCACGAATTTCGGACCGTAGCTTTCCAGACGCTCCCACTTCTTGTTGGTGCTGCCCTCGTAGGTTACGGACTCACCGCCGAACTTGTTTTCACCGATCCTCGGCTTTACATAGGCGAGCCGTCTACCGCTGGGCAGTTCGATAAAGAGCATTCCGCTTTTGCAGATGAATCGGATTCCGTGAGTGGTGGTAGTCGTTTTCTCCTTGACTGCCTTTTTGACAGCACGATCAACCGACCACCAGAGAGCGGTGATGTTCGAATTGGCCTCTCTCCATGCATCCACAAGGGGCTGTAATTCTTCCTCCTGCAATCCCATTTCAATCGCTCCCATGGACTTTAATGCACCGACCGATCCACCGTATCCGAGAGCCAATTCTGCGATCTTACCCTTTTGACGGAGATGACCGTTCACACCATTTTTGATAACAGGTACACCGAACATCTGTGATGCGGACGCACAGTAAATATCACCGCCGTCTGCAAATACATTCAGACGCCAATCTTCTCCTGCAAGCCACGCAATGACACGAGCCTCAATTGCAGAGAAATCTGCGACAATGAACTTGTATCCCTTTCGGGGAACGAATGCTGTGCGGATCAGCTGGGACAGTGTATCGGGAACATCCTCATAGAGCATTTCGACTTCATCGTAATAGCCGTATTTCACGGTTTCTCTCGCTTCGGTCAGATCAATGATATGGTTCTGAGGCAGATTCTGAAGCTGAATGTGTCTGCCGGAGAACCTGCCTGTGCGTGACGCACCATAGAAACTGAACATTCCTCTTGCCCTGTGGTCGGAGCAGGCAGTCTGCTGCATGGCGGTGTATTTTTTTACAGATGATTTTGACAGCTGCAACCGCATTTCCAGAACGGATTTCACGGGATCTTTTGCCGTCAGCAATAATCTGCGGACTTCCTGTTTGTCGAGAGAATTCGAAGTATAGCCCTGTTTTTCCAGCCAGTCAAGCAGCTGATACACGGAATTGGGATTCTCAACACCTGTAAGCCTGCACATCTCCGATGACAGCTTCGACTTTGCCTGTCCGTCGAGGGTCAGTGCAGCTTCAACCAGTTCCATATCAACTGCAATGCCACGGTCGTTGATCTCCTGATCGAGATAAAACTGCTCCCAGATAGATTCCGGCACAGGATACCCCGACAGTTTGCGGTCAATTGCCATTTCCGACTCCACATCCTGCATATTGTACTTCTTGAAAATCTCCCATTTCTCCGGTGCATCAGCAGGGGAATGAAATACGGGAATACCGTCAACTGTATCACACGGCACACAGAAATATCTGATCAGTGCTTTACCCTCCGGCATTTTCTGTTCCTCCAGACGAAGAACCTTTCCAGCCTGTGCAAGCGTGGACGGCAGTCCCAGATATCGGCAATGCACCATGGTACACTGCCAGCCCACAGGACTGAGATAGCTACCAGCGGTATCTTCTGCGATGCTGTAGCTGCGAAAGATTTTCGGGTAGTATTCACGCAGATATTTAGACAGGCATATCCGTTCAAAATTCACATTGAACGCTCTTTTGATGACACTTTCATCCGTGAGAGCGTGCAGGATTGCAAGGGGAATCGTATCACCGCAGGCAAGGTCATAGAGCTGCACCGCACTTCCGTCTACAGAAACGCTGAACAGCGTGATTGCAAAATGCGGTGAATCCACATAGGCATACACGCCGCATTTCTTCAGATCACGGTCGCTGCGTGTTTCTATATCAATTGTCATTTCTTTCATTTTTATCATATCCTTAACCCGCCCAAGCATATCGCCTAACTGCCCACCCAGCTATTCAGAGATTAATCGAGGAAATCGCTGTCCTCATCGTCGTTGAAATCATCCTCCGCACGGCTCTTTCCGCCGAGAGGCTCGCCGTCACGGATCTTCTGCAAATTATTCAGACCGCAGGCAATACCTCTGTTGCCGTTGGAATTGAATGCGTAGAAATTGATACTTGCACGACCATAAACGCCGCTGTACACCTCGCTGTGGTCGATGATCGGCTGACGGTCTGCATCCACAATACCGGGAGCAGTTGCAGAATTTGCGTTGATGAAGTAAGCGTTTGCATATGCCTCATCATCGGGACGTTCCAGATCGCCGTCACGGAGAGGCGTTTTGATGGCAGACAGCTGCGGTACGGACTTGCCGTTGCCCTTGAGCTTGGATGCACCTTCCTCATACGCCGCCTGAATGGCTGCCTTGACCTTTGCAATGGTCGCTGTATCGGACTTCGGGATGATAAGGGACACGCTGAACTTGGGTGTGCCGCCGTTAATTGCCTTTGCTTCCCATGCGTTGCAGTAGCTCCAGCGGGTGTCGGGACCTGTGATTACCTTTGTGGGATTTACATACTTTGCCATGTTAATTTTCCTCCTTAAAATCGTTTTCAGCCGGATTCCATGCTTTTCGTTTATCCGAAGCAGGAACCAGCGTCGGTTTTCCTGTGGGTTTGTAGAGTAATTCTCCGAGAATTTCGGTGAATTTCTTCTTGCCGAGCAGCTTGGTCATAGCTGTGATACCGAGGATCTCCGGTGCAGCATAGGGATCATATCCTGCGTTCTGTACTGCCTGTGCGACCTTTGCTTCATCGGTGTACTTGCGGTTAGATTTACCCTCCACCAGCTTGTAGCCGTTCCAGACCTTGCCAGAGAGTGCCTGCGAGAGTGCAAATTCTTTTACATCGTTCGCCCATGCCACCAGTGCATCAGCCTTTTCAAGAATTGCCTCGATCTCAGCATCTTCAAGGGTATCGGCAGGTGCGAAGTCATACTGTGCAAGTACAAGATTATACTCCGCACGCTTGCGGCAAGTTGCTTTTACTTTACAGAAACGGCAGTGATCTCCGGCACAGAATTCGCCCTCACCCTTGGCGGCAAGTGTTGCCGTAGGTTTCAGTTTGTTTTCTGCCCAGTCAAGCAGATCGGTCACAGACATTGAAAACTCACTGACATTGTCCATTCTCGGCTGAAAGATGACCATGCGAATTTCTGTGATGTCATACAGACTGTCGAACAGCCCTAACGCACCGAGGGCATACAGCATCATCTGGGAATTGTGTTTTGCTGACACCGCCACACCCTTACCATGCTTGTAATCGCATACAGTAAGTACATCATCAGCAACGATAACACAGTCACCAGTACCGAAGCCGTCGGGGACATATCTGCTGAAATTCAGGTGCTGTTCTACCATAACAATGGGGTCGGTGTATTTTGCAATCTGCTCTGCGATGTACTCTGCGTAAGCGTCGGTGCAGTCCGCCATTTCCTGATCGAAGTATTCAAGATGCTCTGTCGGATCTGCGGCATCAATGCCGAGGAGCTTGTTCACCTTGTACTCCGCAAGTTCATGTGCGCAGGTACCTTCCTTTGCGTAGTTCGTTGCCGTATCCGGAAGATCGGCGCAAAGCTTAGCAGATGGCGGGCAGGCAAGCCAGCGGTGACTGGCGGATGCGGACAGCTTTGCATGAGAACGCTCTTTGTGTTTAACCGCCAAGGCTCTCCGCCTCCTTCATCAGTGCCGCATACTCGCTTTCGGGAACACCGGACAACTTTTCCGCACCGTGCTTCATCACAAGCTGCTTAACCTCCTCCGTGAAGCCAGCACGGGACTTGTTGGCAAGTACGGCTCTGACCTCGGCGAGTGTGACGGGCTTTGCGGGCGGTTCGGGGTTGGCGGGTTCGGACTGCTGGGGTTCTTCTGTGGGGGGATAGATCTGCTCGAACTTGTCCATTTCCTTTTGGGTTGTCTGCTCTGTCAGCTTTGTCAGTGCTGTGGCCAGAGCGTTCAGTGCGTTGATGACCTCAAAGATTGGATCCATTTTTCGTTTCCTCCTTTTCCAGATTTACTGCCAGTCTTTCTGCTACGACGCTAAGTGCGAAGAGCAGTGCAATGAGTTCTTTTGTTTTTGCTTCCAATGGCATCACCACCTTCAATTGATTTGAACCTTATCAAGAGAAGCATCATTGCCCCTCATATCCCACTACAGAATCAAGTGATGTTTGGACGAAACATTTTCAGATTTTTATGCCGAATTCTTTTTCAAGCTGTTTTCTGGCTCTTTCGAGCTGTGAACGGTATGTACTTCTTTTCAGATCCAGCTGTTCCAGGCACTGCCTTTCAGATAACTCTTCATCAAGCTTCATTTTTCCGATTGTGAGTGCGACAGGCAACAGCTCTGCAAGTCTTTCAAGAATCAGCCGCATCATAAGCTGGTCAGTTACCATTTCTTCAATATCACAGCCGTCCGAAAAATGTTCTCCATGAAGATCATTCTCATAATCAAGAGAAAGGTTATCACCGGCAGCACTGTATTCGCAAAGAGAACAATCACCATCGCATTTCCAGAGATATTTTCTGGGGCAGGCACACTGACCATGATATTGCTTCTTATTTCGTATCCGTGATGTCTCACGGGTGATTTCTGCATAAACTTCTTCTGAAACCGGCATCAGTTCAACGTGATGAGGATTGTCTGCATTTCGCATTGGAACATATCTTTTCATTTCTTTTCTCCATTCGTGGGAATGGAGAGAGGAACGTTACCGCATTCCAGATGGATACTCCATTCCGAAATACAGCAATCCGCTCAAAAGACACTGTTGCAATGAATCGTCATAATTCGTTGAGCCACCGGAGATCAGACGGTGCGGATTATGGCATAAAAATAACCGGACGCATGGACAGAATAATGCACTCACGAAATTACACTTATCTCGTAATTTCGCCATTTTGTACATATACTGCCGTATGCATCCGGCTGTAGCTATATCATATCATTTTTCACGAAGAGTCACCAGCGGAAATAAACCGTAGTTGATTTTTGTGAATAGTGCTGTGATATTCGGCTGTTGCCTTTTGTGTATCGTTGGAACTACACAAAAATATGCAACAATTAGTATATTTACACACGAAATATACAGCAATTTTGCCGTTTTACTCCGGTTTATAAAACGGATAGAGGCATAAAAAAATCAGGCAGCTTTCCAGCCGCCTGATCGTTATATTGCATTCTTTTTGATTTTCTTCGGTCTGTAGCCGCTTGTCCACGGCGTTTTTCCAATGTCTCTTAAGTATTGATTTGCCTGGTAAACGGTAAATCCGTCCGGATTCGTATCACGCATGATCCGATAGAGCTGGTACATCTCCTTGTTGATGTCATTGATCAGCCCTGTCATAATGAGAAGCTCATCACGATAAACATCATCAAGCTCCAGAGCAGTAAAGAAAGCCAGCATGGTTCCCATTCTCGGTGTATATTCCTTGTCACTGCGAAGATCTGTCAGTGCGTCAATACTGCACTCCGCAGCCTCTGCCACATCTTCTTCCGTCATGTGTGCCTGCTTCATCAGGAAAACAACTGCTTCGCCTCTTGTCATTTTTCTTCTTCTGGTTTTTCCTTTTTTCACTTCTTCGATATATAGGCTGTTCCGAAGCATTTCTTTTCGTTTTTCTTCCATCCTGTTAAAGGCTTCGTTATCGAAAACACGCTCAAAGAAGCGAACTTGCTGTTCCTTGTTTAGCTCACCGAAGGTATATTTCAGATTTTGTTTACCGTAAACTCGTCTGAACGGGAGACAGCATTCCGACATATTCTGTTTCGCATATTCCGTCAGCCACCAATATCCACCCAGCTTGTATACATAATCGGGGTGATTCAGACAGAGATGACCGTCCGCATACACAAATTTTCTGGAATGCACGAGTTTATCGAACATGAGATTTTTTCCGAGTATTTTGGACATTTCGTAGAGTGGAACAGTGTAAGTCCAATCATCGGGAAAGTCTTCCGGTATGACATGGGCTTTCGCATATTTATCGTCGCCCCACTCAAATACACCACGCACCTTCTTGAAACCACGATGCAGAAGCCTTGTTTTTGCAGTTGAGCGATAAGAACCGAAGATTTCTGTGATTCTTTCTATCAGCTTTTCATAACCGACAAGATCTGTATGGTAAGCATCTCTGCCAAGGCAATCACAGAACTCGGATATTACCATATCCAGATTTTCTGCATAAATCGCCACACGGGCTGCAATGGCATTTGCTTGTATTTCCATACTTCGGAGCGTATCCTGCTGGTCGTCGGACATAAAGAAATCCTCAAAGTCAGGAGTTTCTGTTTTAATTGCTGTCCGATAGTAATGCTGAAGCTCATAGAACATCCGATGGTATTCGATATGGATGCACTCATGCAGTACATTCATACGGAAATCCGCCGTGCAACGGGTTGTCACCAGTATTGTGCCGCCCTTAAAAGTTCTGTTTACAGCGGTTCCGTTCTCATATATGGTGACTTCTTTCGTGCGGAAAATTGTTTTTGCACAGACATTGTCATTGGGGAGAAGCTGTACATACTCAATCCTGAAACCCATCGCATTGGCGAGCTTTTCAGCATCTACGCTGCAAGGTTCTTCTAAAGCCTCCGGTTGATATTTCAGCAGCAGCTCGTAGGCATGAGCATCGTATTTTGAGGAACGGATATATGGTACAAGACAATCATCAAGCTGATTCCGCAGGTGAAAACGCTGTCCTGTGTAAATGTCAGCGTCTGTGAGATAATCGGAAATTCCGCAGAAAGAATGATAGCCTGTTACATAGTATTTCTGGTACTGTTCCTGCCGTGTAACAGAATCATAGAAACGGACATCGCATATTATGTACATTGCAAAGGAGTCGCTGTCGAGACGGTCATAGTAAGCTTTGTCTATGGTGACATCCTGCACTTTCGGCAGACTGCGATAACCGAAGAAGGGGACAGGAAGCTCACCACTGCGTATCCTGCCACGGATGAATCTTCCGTACTCAACGACATAGTTTTCCTTCAGAATCTGCGTAAATGAAATGATTTCAGGCTTTGGCTGAAATCGTGGATTCCATATCTTGTATGTACATTCCGGACGAATAGGGTCTGTCATTGTTAAAATCGGTCCTATTTCGTAACTCAAAATTAACACCTCCCGGCGGCAAAAATTCACTCCTTTCGCTTTGTTGTCCTCTTTACTTCAGATTCTTCCACACAGTTACAGCAATGCCCTGTATCAGGCATTCCCTGACATAGACCGGTTCATGATTTTCGTTTTCCGGCTGTAGTCTGATTCTCTTTCTTTCAGGTTCCGGATAATATCTTTTCAGTGTTGCATCATCACCAACAAGAGCAACGACAATGTCACCGACTTCGGCGTAATCCTGCTGTTTTACAATAACAGTGTCACCATCGTCAATTCCAGCGTCAATCATAGAATCTCCCGAAGCAGTCAGAATGAAATAGTTCCCGCTACCCAGTAGGGAAGCAGGCAGTCTGACATATTCCTTGACCGTCCCATCTGCAAAAATAGGCGCACCGCAGGCAATATTTCCAAGAATCGGTATAAGTTTCATAGTGCTGCTTTGCTGTATGCGCTTCGTTGCATAGCCTCGTTTTCCGTTGCTGATGAGTCGGCCCTCATTGGTCATTTTCTGCAAATAGCGTCCGACAGTGGATTTTGAGATGCCTGTTTCAGCAGCAATTACTTCAATTGACGGCGATATACCGTTTTCTTCGTAATATTCATCAATGCAATTTTCTATGGCATCCGCATTGGCTGTTATGGTCTCATGAGAAACCCTCATAGTACACGTCCTCTCTAATAGGAAATATATCCCATTAACTGTATTTTAACACATCGCGAGAGGTTTGTCAATAGAAAGCGGAATATTTGTTCTTTTCTTTGCGAAATATTGTATTTTCATGTGAGATATGGTATAATAGATGTAATTATAGGTTGTCGGTTAAGGTGACTTTCCCATGATATACAGCACTTTTGAAAATGTGTCAGTTTACTGTGCAATTCAAAAACGAGACACGGTGTGTCCTGAATTGAGTTAAGCGAGCTGTGATCTGTTGTTTTGCATATATGCACGGGGAAAAGAAGTTGAAGGGCTATATGGCATGTAGAGGAGCATTATCCAATGAATATGATGTTCCAGAAGGCTCTTAACATACCTTCTCTGAATATGATAGAGCAGCAAATGAATTTTGCGGGCAGGAAAAGAGTGTGCAGAATTTCTTTTCTTAAAGATGGAACGGATGATAATAGAGAAAAATGATTGGAGGTAATTTATGAGCAGCAAGAATAATGATGAGGTAATCAGCATTGCAAAACCGCATACAATCAAGAAGTTTGAATTGATCGAAAACTATGTAGAGTCATGGTCTCAGATACTACTGAATTCTCAATGTGAAAATCTTGTTTACATTGACTGTATGAGCAACAGTGGAGAATACAGAACAGAGAGTGGAGAATGTGTGTATGGTACAGCGGTAAGAGTTGCTAGAATACTGAGGGATGCAGCTTTTCAGTATCCAACCAAGCATATCTATATAGTCTTTAATGACTATAGTTCAAAGAAAATTGCGCATTTGAAGCAACTGACTGGAAGTAATACAAGAAACTTTCATATTGACTTCTATTCTGAAGACGCCAATTCGTTGCTTAAACGGATAGCAAAATCTATAAGAGGATTTCAGAATATGCATACGCTTCTCATATATGACCCCTATGTTGCATCAATAGACTGGACAGCTATATTACCTTTTATTAATCGATGGGGCGAGGTCATTCTTAATCATATGGTATCGGATACGGTTCGTTCAATCGGAGTTGTTAAACGTGATAGTGCGAAAGAAAAGTATGAAATGACATATCAATGTCCTTTTGAAGAGCTTATACCATACGGAACAGACAGAACAAAATATGAAAAGCGTGTTGAGGATATTATCCAAACACTACGACGGAATAAGGCAAGAGACTGGTCCGATGTCAATAAAGTAGACAATAAAAAGAGGAGAACTAAGTAACGAGAGATTCAGCAGCAATGGGTGGGAGCCCATTGTTATGAGAGTGTGGACGCATGGAATTATAGAAACCATGAA